CTACCAGAAGAGGGTGAAGAATTACTTACCAAATAATGCATCTTTGTTTTCTTTTATGTATTCGATGACACCGTTTTTGATACACCATTTGATGAAATTGAGTTGAGCCACGGTTGTGCTTATTTCATCAGATGTACCCGGCACCTTGTAGGATATCTTGTCTGAACGACAAAATGGATCAAATAGCTTTTTACTGTAACCATCCAAGGTTGATTTATATGCACAATGTACACTAAATATTTTGCCGTCGATTGTTTTATACATTAGGTTTGTCTTTTTAGAATAATTGGTTATGAACCACTCGAGGTTACGGAGGGAAATACCACCTGTTTTGGTGAGTATCTGCATGAGCGTCTCACCGTTTTCAGGGGTACCGTAAAACGCATCTATGGAATTTAACAGAATATCTGATTTCCTCATACTACATCATACTTCTCAAATCTCTAAATTGGTTATTGCTAGATGATTCACACGCGGGACATGTAGGACTATACATAGGTGGAAATGTGTGGTTATGTCTGACACTCGTACTTATATTGACTGGTTCATGAAGCCGGGGTGTATTTGCGTGCGATAGACAAAAACCTTCGTGACTCGCCTTACGAGTACACGGTTCACCACCTTTTTTGATACCCATACAATACCCACGTGGATTGGGCATGTCACGCATCAATAGTTTAAGAGGAATGTTATAATTGGTCGAAACATTCTGGACAAACTTTAACACCCGCTCATGTGTCGCTCTGTCCAAATCTTCTTCGTATGCCTTTACCAGATTTTCTGACACCCTCATCTCCTTAATACATTATAGCGCCTAATTTTTAAATGGTAATTCATCGAGAGGTGTCTCTTTCTTCTTTGGTCTTCGTTTTGGTTTAATCTTAGTAAGAAGCTCCCCAAAAATCTCTTCCTTTGGATCATCGAAGAGTGGTTCGAGTAAATCACACACCGGATTAATGAACTTGTTCATGAAGTAGTACTCATAGTCAATTGGGACGTTGTTCTCTGCGACATACTTTGGATCTTCGGATTTCTCAAAAGCTTTCGCCTTTTGATCTCCCGTCTTCACGAGAATGTAAGGCACACGATCCCCTGACTGCGGCTCGGAACCGGGTTGTCTCTCACGCATTTTTCGAACCACCTGGACGTGTGCTTGGTTGATGTCCTTTATTCCAGGGCTGTTTATGGAGACGTTGTGTCCCTTGACCTTATATGAATCGGATAAGCTTTGCGAAAGCGTGAGCTTTTCGTTCGGTACATCACCTTCCAAAAGTTCAATAGCTCGCTGGAGTGCGAGTGCTTTCGGGGGTTCGATGTCACTACTTTCGAGTACGACATCCAAAAGTTCTTTACATACCTCTCGTACGTGTGCCGTGTTGTCACGTCGCACGAGCTGTAAACCCTTCACGTCTATGTAGTCCATATTCATCTTTCCATCTTTTCCTTGCGTCCATAGTTTAGCGGCATACCGTTTCTTACTATACAAGAAATAGGGCCAATAAACCTTTTCGAGTTCCAAATTATTTGGTTTTTTGAAGAGCGCGGTGCACTCCTCGGCGGCACGTTCGCCGATTTCCCAACTGTATTCCACGGCTTCTATGCCTTTACGGTCACCTACATCAAATTCAACCATAACACTATCGGTGTCCCCGTATCTCACTTTCGCACCTGGAAAGTTCTTTTCCACGTACTCTTTTGTTTCATCGATCATGCTTCGCCCTTTTGTTGTCACAGTCGATGCAATATTTACACATGGAAGCATACCCTTAGACGCTCCCGTGAATCCATACACGGAGTTCATACTCACTTTATAGGCTAATTGCTTACCATTATACATGGCTTTGAGTGCACCTTTAGATGCTGCCATGTCCTTCTTCGCTTGTTTTCTGAATTGTTTTAGTTCGAGAAGAATGCTCGGTAAAAGTGTCGGTACACCTTGTGCGAATTTACACATGCGTTTGGTAGGTGGTTGACCTTCAACTTTACTCGGGACAGGTATCTCAAAGGTTTCATATTCCACACCGGGTACGTTTTCATACTTTGGATCCATCACGAGACTCGAATAACACAGGTTGTGCGCCATCATGATCGAAGGATACAGGCCTTCGAAATCTAGGGCTGTAATAGGTTTATAGTACGCACCTTTCTGCGCTTCCAAAACAGTCGCACCTTCGTATCCTTGGTCTCCTAATTGTCCATACTGAATCGTTGGAACCATGAACCCCATTTCTCTCGCCTTCTTCGTCAATTGACTAAATACCTTGATTTGTTGCCCCCGTTCCACCAGATAACACAGAGGTACCCACGTCGCTTTCGCCATTTCCAGGAGGTTAATCAAGATACACAGTTTAGACAAAAGTCTGTGTGGAAGAAGAGTATCCTTAATACAATACTCAGCAACTTCACGCAATTTTATGGGATCACCTTCCTTGTACCGAGCAAACATCTCCTTCGCAGGCATATCAATTTTATTATCCCCGAGATACAGTTTAGACACGTTATCTAGTTTATAAGAATCAAGTTTGTATCCCTTCTTCACCTCATGAAACAAATCAAAAATGAAACGCCCAGGCATACTCACTAGTTTCAAATCATTATCACCCAAAGCACTTGAGGACAACTTCTTGAGTGTAAGTTCACAATTGTGTCCCCGCAGTTTACTCAATTGAAAGAATTTTAGGTTACATTTGGTGATGATAGCCCGTTTCATGAGATATTCAAGATCAAAACCAAAGATGTTCCACCCAGTGATAATGTCTACATCCTTTTCGTGTAGATATCTCTGGAACGCTTCGAGCATTTCACGCTCCGTGTCGAATGATACGATGTTACACCCATCGAGTTGAGAATCAGTCTTTTTGTAACACAAACAGGTTTTATCATATGGTTCATCACTTCCAAACTTACACAGGGAAATAGCAATTTGAAAACATGCATCACCTTCTATGTCCGCATCAGGAAATTTACCCGTAGAACTGTTACACTCGATATCTACCGATGCTACTACAAATGGTGCGGTCTCCGGATCATCCACAGGTTTTAGGTTTCTCCAATTTTTGCACTTGAGATCAATATCCGTGTTTGCCACACAATCTGGTTCGCATTCGTCACCAGTGTCTAGCCACCCAGTTGATTGAATACCAGTTCTATGCATGAGACGCAACACTGGATCTAAATTAGATTCATACAATTTCATTTTCACGGTTTCATCGGGTAGAGGCCTTCGGAGTCTTCCACTCACCATTCGGCGCGACGCGAGGTTTTTACAAAATAGCTGAAGATATGGAAACTTTTCATTATTTTGAAATCCCCAAACATCCTTGCGCTGAATTGTATTTAAGGTTGTGAGACACTCAGGACACGCCTTATCTATCTTATCGTAAATGATTTTCACACGTTGCGGTGTCGCATTACGGGGGAGTTTCACGAAAAAGTACGGAGTGAAGCTCGTCGTGACACAGACGGACTTACCCTCCTTCGTCTTACCGAAGATGCTGATTAAGTGTTCGTCATCTGTATCTCTCGACTCCCAGGTCAGTGCTTGGAAGACAACCATACTTCGTTATCGACCTAAAATTTTAATATAGTTTATTATTAAATGTCAGCAGCGCTAGTTGAACTAGTCTCAGTCGGAGCTCAGGATGCATACATCACTGGCGATCCACAAGTCAGTTTCTGGCGCCAAAACTACAAGCGTCACACCAACTTTGCTCTCAAGCCAGAGCGCATGGATTACATCGGTACTTTCACCGGTGGTAGCGAAGTCGTCATCCCAATTCGCTCCAAGGGTGATCTCTTGAGCTACATTTGGATCGAACACCCAAATATTTCTAACGTGTCTACCAACACCGATGGTTTGTTGTCCACGGACGACACGTCTGTCACTGAATTCAGCCTTCAAGTCGGCGGCCAAGAAATCTGCCGATTCGACTCCTTGTACGCACAAGGTGTTCACAACGTTTTGTACAAAGACAACCAAGCGAAGGCCTCGTGCGCCGTCACGACCGCCGAAGTCGCTGATAACGCGAAGGGTGCCAGTGGTTCCGCGGGTGATTACTACAT